CTATTAACTGCCGCTATGTTCTTAATACTCATCCCGGCGGGGTTAATCGCAGGAGCAATTAGCTCAATGATGCTTTTATTTTCCGCGTGGAAATTTAATACATTGAGTGTTGGTAAAGGATTGCGTGGTATTTGGAAGGGTCTTAAAGCACTTAATAAGGCAAATCTTATTAGTTGGTCGGAGAGCTTATACCTTCATTTATTATATATAAAAGATGGTTTTTATGCGTGTATTCGCGGTATAAAAAACTTTGCTGTTTCTATTTATACTACACTTGTCAAGGCTGTTACTGCGGGTGTTGCGGGGCTTAAAACATTCACAGCGGCAATTTGGTCTAATACCGTTGCTTGGTTATCTAACCCAATTGGTTGGATTGTGATTATAATTGTTGCCGCATTAGCTGCTTTAGTGTGGTGGTTTGTAAAATGTTATAAAAAAATGGGTTCAGTTACCGGTGCATTTAAGTTAATGGGTGCAACTATAATGTATTACCTTGTACAACCTTTGCGATTTCTTTTATTTCTTGCTGAGAAGGTATTCCGCTTCTTTGGTTTAATTAGTGCTGGAAATATGGTAGGGGGTTGGCTTAAGGGTATTGGTGATTTTAGTGCAAAGATGCAGGGTGTGGGAGTAGAACAGGAAACACCTTCCCCAATTTCTACATATAAGATGCCTACTGTTAATATGGTAGATGATCGCCCTGTCAACGTTAATGTAAATAACACATATAATGAAGCAGAGAAGGCAATCTCTACGCAGATTAACTCTGGTTTAGGCTATACGGGGACATGGTAATGGCAAATCCTACTGAAAATCTATATAGTGCAAGCTTTCGGGGCGTTCCCTTCTTTGTTACAGCAGAGACAAGAGACGGTGGTCGTAAATTAAAGATTTATGAGCACCCGTTATCGGATAACCGTACTATACAAGACTTAGGGCGAAAGCAACCTGTATATTCTTTACAAGCAATAGTTATTGGTACTAATTATTTGGCGGATGCTCGTAGATTGCGTATAGCGTGTGAAAGAAAACTTGCTGGTACACTTTCTGTTCCTTCGTTCGGCATTTTTCAAGCACAATGTACTTCTATGTCTGAGAGTGTGTCTGATGTTTCACACGGTGTTATTACCTTTGATTTGACATTTGCTGTTGTACGAACGCAGACTACTAAGTCTTTTGGTACGCCTACAACAATTCCACACGCAACGGCAAAGGCAATGGAGTCTTTGACAGATGAATTTAAGGGTAGTTATGTCAAACCGGTTACCGCCAATAATCGTGATGTTCTAAAGAACGATATTGAACAGATGGCGAAAGATTTTACTGATAATATACCAAATACTAAAACCTTGACAGACGGTTTATTAAACGGTTTGAATGATATTATAGATGATGTAGATAAGTTTACTCGACAATTAATGAGAGAGGGTGTGCTCGGTACAATAATGAACAACCTTCCTGATGATGGGAGTTTGTTTGGGAATGTTAAAGAATTGTGGACGTTTGGTAATAATTTAACAAAAGTGCTTCCTTTATTATTGGAAGATTTATCTATCCGTACTACATTGGGTACAAAGACTTTGTTGTTGGGGCCGTATCATATTCCTACGTGGTTAAAGAATACTAAGAATAGGAAAGTACGTACGGAAAACCGTGTTTTATTGGTGGGCACCGTACGTTCTTTTGGAATGGTTTGTGCACTTGAGCAGGCCGCCTACGGTAATTATACTACTGTTGATGAGATACAAGATAGAATTGATGAAATAGAGGATGGTTTTACCAACATTGTCTATGATACTACATTATCTTTACCATCAAGTATTGTTAGTACGTTAGAAGAGTTAAAGACTGTTTGTTATAGAGAATTGGATAAGAAAAGACAACGAGCTTATAAAATTAAGGAAGTGGATATAAAAGGTGATACTACAACACCATTACTTGCATATCAGCTATATTACGAAGAAATCGTTAATAGTAATAGCATAGGTACATTCAACACCCTTAATCGCTTCTTGGGAAACATAAATCCGAAACAACGCCGTGATAGACTTTCAGGTACGATCAGTGTCTTGGGGGTGCAACGTGGCTAACGTAGAATTATACTTTAACGGTAGTCTAATTGCGGATTGGACACAGCTGGAGATAAAGCATAGTATAGATCAATTATGTGCTACGTGGGCGGCGAAGTTCCCTTCTGGAGTATTGAACCTTTCTGATTTAATGAATACACAACTTGTTACTATTATGATTGATGGTGAAGTAGAATTTATGGGGTACTTGGAAAAGTATAACCATACTGGTAGTGCAAGTGGTGCTTCAATGGAAATGACAGGCCGGAATGTTATCTGTGATTTAGTTGATTCCTCGATAACGGATGAATTGAAAACTGAATTAGCGGAAATTGATTCAACAGATTTCGCTTCTGCTAAAGAGTATTTATTACATATAGCTGAATTAGTGTTAGATAATATATACCCCACGGTGGAGCAATTTGTCGGTTTTAACAATAGTGGTGCAGAAACGGTTAAACCAGGACAACCGCAAATTATTGATTTAATTGACGTGGATGTCGCACCTTCTCTCGATGAAGAATTAAATATTGAAACGGCGACACGCGGTTATCGTATTATAAATAATATTGCCAACAAATTAGGAGTTGCAGTTACATCGGATAATGTAGGTAATTTGATATTCTATCGCCCAAAACCGGTTAATAAAAGCTACACACCCAAGAATATCAATACTTTACGGGTTTCAAAAGATTATGCTACTGATGTACTTGAATCAGCGGTGAATTATGATAGTACGGATTGTTACTATACGTACAAGCTGGTGGGCGAAGATGGTGAGATGTACGAAACTTTCATTAGCGGAGACCCAATATATGCAACTAATAACTATTCTGTTGATAACGTTGTATTATCAAATGGTGCGATTGTAGGTTTCACAGATAAAACTATTAAAAATCCCATATATGAAGTTGATAAAAGATTTCGCCCAACCCGCTACACTGAAATAAAGATTGATAGTGGATTAGATAGTATTAATCTTCGTACATACCTTAATGATGAAATAAGTAGGCGTGTGTCAGATAGTTGGAAATATACGGCATCTGTTGCTGGTATGGGATATCCTTGTAGGGATTACGTGCGAATACAAGATGATTTATTGAAATTTAATGGTTTGTTTTTAGTACAAAGCCGTGTTATTTCCATTAAAGACGATAGTATAAAGACAAGTATGGTTTGTGTTTCACCGAATACGTACACGTCTGAAAGTGCGGCAAGTGTATTAAGTTCGGCTACGATAACTGTTGACCTTCCGAAAATGGTAACCCGAATGGGTACGGCTGAGGCGTTGCAATCTGCCGCTGATGTAGATGAACGTAGATTAAATGTACCAAACACGGTTACAATTAATGGTAGAGAAGTAGAACTGACAACTACGTTTGAAGCACTAACTACACCGTGGGTTGAGCGAAAGCCTAATTCAATATATCCTACACAAAGAGATAAAACACTGGACGATTATACTGAAAAGGTTCTAAAGCAAAAGAAGGAACGCACCAATGCAGAAAAACGAGAACAATGGTTGCTTGAGACGCAAGGGTTACTTCCTTTTTAGTGGATATTCATATGATTGATTATATAAAAGAATTATGCCATAAAATAAAGATGTTAGCACAGAGTACTATATTAGTCAAATCTGGTAATAATGTAGTTGATGATACTGGCAACGCCCGTACAGGGTGGGCTTATATTTCTGGTAGGGCACAGAAAGTGAGAATTCTATCACCATACGGACTTTGTAGCAACCCACCGTTGGGTAGTAGCGGTTTAGTTATAAATAGCAACGGTGGGGGTAGTTATCCTACTGCTATTGTTGATTACCATTCTAAGCGGTATAAAGACTTAAAGCCCGGCGAGTCCGTGATCGGCAACTATGAAAAGGGTTCATATATAAAATTTGATGATAATGGTGATATACAGATATTTACAAGTGGTAATGTGTTTATCAATGGTAGTGTATATGGGGCAACAAGCGCAGACCCCGTAACAATGCCGAAGGGTATTTTGGTTAATAGTAAGACTATTAATGATACACACAAGCACGTGGAAACCAATACCAGTGAAACAGGGGGCGTGATATAATGGCAGTTGATGTAAAACTAACTGATTTAGGTAACGGACACTACGATTTGACCTTTGAGAAGGGTAAGGTAGCCACTACAAGCACCGGTGAGAACATTATATATACGTCTCTTTTTACGAATGCGAGGGCTTCCAGAGATGATGTAGCAGACCCGTTGAAGCGCGAGGGGTGGATAGGCTCACTTTACCGTAACAATGAGAAGGGTTCCCACGTGTGGCTTCTCTTTCAATCAAGAAATACTATTGAAAGACGTAATTTACTTAGAAATTATATAGAAAATTGCTTGCAATGGGCGATCGATGCTGGTATAATAGAAGGCGTAAATGTTACTGTTGATAGTCGAGAACGTGGTGCTTATGCTAACATCGAAGTAATAACCGATATAGGCAAAGTCAACAATTATGTTACTTTGTGGGAGATATAAATGGATTTTAAGACATATGAGCAATTAAAGAATACGGCAATATCAAATGCCACGGCTAATTTACCCGAATTAGATAGTACTACTGACCCCGTTATTCTAACGTTAGTAGAGTCCGTGGGGGGTTCTACCTTTTCATTACAAAATCTTTTTATTGATTTAATAGAAGATGTTATATTTCCACAAACGGCAGCAGGAGCATTTTTAAGTAATATTTGGGGTGCTTATGAAAACTTATTTCCATTGGCCGCAACCCCGTCTTTAGGTTATATCAATGTGTCCAGTAGTGATACGGTAGCATTAGATACTGAATACACAATAGATGGATTAGTTTTTACTACACAAGAGAGCAGTGTTGATGTATCTGGTACATATTATGCTTCATACACCACATCCGGCACGACAGTAACAGCTACGGTTATGGATAGTACATATTTATCAGAAGTACCGCATTATTTAGGCACTGGTATGTCTATTACAATACCAGATACGGTAAATTATGATGGTGAGCACGAAATAACGGTTACTGGTGAAAGTACATTCACCTTTACAGTAGATACTGGTGTATCAGATTTTAATGGTGAATACTCCATTAGCGATAGTGAATATGTATTAGTGCAGTGTACAACTACGGGAACAGTTACTAATTTAAGCAGTGGTGAGTTACAAGCGGCAGCGGCAGGCAGTACCGATGTTGCTTATATCACTTACGAGGGTTTAACCGGTGGTGCAAGCGCAGAGACCGATAGTGTTTTTAGAGAGCGTATATTAACTGCACGCTCTTTAGTTGAGGGCGATTTTACGAATGGACAGATATTACTTGCCGCACTATCTATAAATGGTAATACAAGGGTATTTATAGTAAATCCTACTACGAGTGGTACAGGGCAACCAGAAGCTATTGGTAGTTATGCTGCAGATGTAACAGATAACGGGGATAGCACTACAATCAAATTGACTACTACCACACCACACTATTTAGTAGATGGTACGGAGATTACAATTGATGATGGTGATTATGCCGGTACGTATGCTATTGATTATGAAGATGCAAATAATTTTAATATAACCGTTGCATATGATACTGATGATACTACAACATATACGTATAGCAGGGAACAGTTTGAGGCCGCAAACAAAGGATTAATACCTGTACCTGGTGTTGTTTATATGTTTATATTACGAGATGACGATAGTACGATAACACCATCAGAGGCTATCTTGGATTTGACAAAGACGGCAGTGCTTAATCAGGGTAAATTACCATCACACACACCACAAGAAAATGTGGTGTTATTTGCACCTACTTTGTCATACCTTAGTTTTGAGATAACTAATTTGTTGCCTAATACGGATACGATGAAAGCCGCAATTAATACGCAGTTAAAGGCGTTTTTTGAGGATAATGCTAACTTATCCACGGCGGTAGCTATGGATGCTGTAAGAGCGGCTATTTGGGAGACTGAGGATTTAGTGAACAATGAACGTGTTACATCATTTACATTATCTCAATATGGGCAACAGGATGACAGTGTAATATCTCCAGATACACCGACTACTGGTGTTCTAACAATAGCAATATCACAAGGAAGCATTCCTGCGTACGATGATACAGACGGTAATAGCTTAACCTTCGTTACTACATAAAGGCAAAGATAATATGGCTTACCAGAAAATAGGCGAAATAACAGTACCAAGTACCTCAAGTACATTTGAACC